AATGATTCCTCGTTGCCATTTTTGTGGTTCTATCGCTTGCGTTTCTCTAATTCTCTTTGAATCCATGATTTTGCACGACCATTCTGTATGGGTTTAGTGATAAGATTTCGTATGCGTTTTTGTGCCATAGTCATAATATCTTCATCGGGTTTGTTATTATCGACAATGATAAAATTAGAACTTCCAAAAAGTCCTTGAAATTTACCGATATTGCGTTGAACATCATTCCACATAGACAGAACCATATCTTCGGGTACTTTTCTTGCACGTTGACTATTACGGGTCAATGCGACTTCTTTACTTGTATTGACAAAAATCATAAAACAATCATATCCGATTGTGTCTAATTGTTTTTTAATCCGTGAAATTTTATCATAGTCTTTTCCAGTACCGTCTAGTATTAATCCCAATCGACTGGAAATATACAATCGTTCTTGTGCGTTAGTTAAGTCTTTTGCACGATTACGCAACTTATCTCGTTCTTCAGGATCAATCTTGATAAATCTAATGTATGACCTGCGTCTTTGAGTATTTTCTCAAATGCAGTATCAGGATTAACTGTTTTCATGCCAAATCCACCTGTTGTTCTTCTCACAACATAGGATTTACCACTGCCGGGCCCACCAGCAAGGAAGAATGCTTTGAATATACTCGGATCGTACACGCCCTCATCAAGTAATCCTTGCATTACATCTATGAGATTTTCTTTCATATACAGTTCCTCTTTATCTGACTATATTTATTTGCGATGAAATCAATCAATTTATACAAACGAACACACATCGGACATGGATGATGTTTTGAAATCCAACGATATCGATTACGATGCGTCATTATCGATTTGCCTCTGTACTAATAATATAAGTATCTTTCTTCTTTGGTTTCTTGTGATGATTATTGTAACTCACAGGAAGTCTATTACGCAAGCTATCTTTAACACATTCAATAATTGTTTCATGTCTTGTGTCTTCACCAGATCGTGCAGTGTGTCGTAACTTTGTAATCACATATCGTCCGGAATATAATTCTGATTTATATTCTAATTGATCTGTTCCGGCTGCATTGAATGGATAGACAAACTCGATGATTTGTCCGGGACGCAACGCACAATTCCCATGAACTGTTAAAGTGAGTACAACATTCTCAAAAGATCGTTTTTGTGATAGACGATATTGTAGTGTATCTTCAATATGATTGTCACTATATGGATAGGTCGCATTTCCGGAACTATCTACTTCACTAAACAATGCAGTTCCTGACTTGGGTGCAACCATTAGTCTGGATTCATATTGATCAAAGAGTGTTGAGTTGTCATCATCGATAAAACTTCTTGGTGCTAGTAGATTTGTGTATGTTTTATCGGGTTCAATATGAAGACTGTTTTGAAAATCTGTATCATATCGAAAGAGATGTTCTTTATATGTTTTGTTATGTATATCATGTGTAATCAGTTTACTCGCATACATACCCTCTCTTGTATTCAGTGTATGATCATAATTGCGACTTAAATCAAACTTTTTAACTCGTCTAAACTGTACTTCAATATCATTTACTGTTTCTGGTTGCTCGTGATAGATAATAATTGATTCTTTAGGAATACCCGGCGCATCATACATTAAACTTGTATAACTACGAAAGTTAAATTCATTGTGAAAATTCTCATAAAAGAGATATCCTGCTGATTCATACCTTGATGAAATAGAACGATCTGCAAGTTTTTGTATAAGTGATGCAGGTGGTATGTTATGTGATATAAACTTTTGATTGAATAAGGTTGGTTCCAGATATAAAGTCTTTCTTGTCTTTAAATCGTTGCGTAATATACTCTCAACCATTTCTGAATATGTACCAGAGAGTGCTCGTTTACTGCGTGTTCGATTGTTTCTCTTAAATTCTAAACTGGCAAATTCAATATAATACACTTGTGCTCTTTGTGATGCCTTTTGTACAAGAAATCTTGTAACTCTCATAGGAAAATCTGTACAATCAATATGATGTACATCTCTTGTTGAAGGTGTATGAAAATTAAATGAAATAGTTTCTTCACCAGTAAAGGGTAATAAATCAACAATGTTTTTTGTATCTGTAAATGAAATATTACCTGTAACAAAGGGTGAGTATATGCTAGAGAATAAATTAAGTTGTGTGACAACTGAGGTGATGTCAACAACACTACCACTTGATGATGTAAGAATTACATTCTTTAATCGATAGGCACCTGCAAAATCGTAAGTGTCGTCTGTCGCATTTAAAATACTCGACATGAATTACCCCTTTATGAGTTGTTCGTATTCTTCGATGAAATTGGGTAATAGACTGCGTGATAGTAATCTGATTTTTCTTCTTTCATCTTGTAATCGCTCTTCATATTCTCTATTGGTCACTGTGGTTGCGCCTACTGTATCACTTGCAACTTGTATTTTTGTTGTAGTATCGCCTGATGATTGAGTGACTTCATAATGATGAACACTATCAATATTATCCCCATACTTATCAATGAGATATGCTGAAAAGGCAGATTCTGATAATGGCCATTGATTGTAAACATTTGTAATATTGTTTGTGAGTAATATAACCCAATGATATTGTGTTGATCCAAAATGTTTAAATGCAGTTATCTCTGGTGTTTCACCTGAAGGCACATCATATAAATCAAATGTTGATAATTGTTCAAATGCTTGATTGCGAATCTTTACTCGTCTTATTATATCAGTAACAAGACGCAACTGATTTGTGCTGGATATATCTTTATATAAAATCTTTGGAATCTTTTTAAAATACATTAGAAATTACCTTTTGCAATTGCATTTCGATCCATAAGATCAACCTCTTGAAAGTCAAGTTTCATTGTTGTTATAACAGGAGGTGGTCCCTCTGCACTTGAACCATTTCCAGCAGTAAGAGGTCTAAATGTTGTCCATGTATCACCGTCACCATATGATAGAGAACAAGTAGTACAAACAACATTTCCTATATTGTGTAAAAAAGTATTTTGTCTTTCTCTGTACATATATTGAATTTGAAATTGTGACGGTAGTTGAAAAGTATATGTTCCTGTTGATGCAGCTGTGATTTGTGGCATTGAGTGATATTTAAACAGTTTTGTTATTTTATCAACAGCAATTGATTCTTTTGGCGTTCTAGGTAAAAAATTAAAATCATAAGAAAATGTACGAAAGTCAATTCCTTCAAATAAAACTTCTTGTCTATCTAAAGTAATATTACCTGTTGATAATGATCTTGCTTCTGATTGTAATTTTTTTAATGAATCCGTAATTGCATCACCAACAACACTAAATGCATCTGATGCCATTTCAATAACTCCTGCATCCTGTGTTGCGGTTACAGCAAGTTTTTGTAATAATCCTAAGTTTTCATTTTTATAATTTGCTTTATATTCCACATCTATTGTAGGAGGCATATACATGGTAATAATATCTTTTGTTCGTGTGTAATTAAAACGAGCACCAATTGATTCTAATCCACCTTGTTTAGGTATTCTTGATCTTCGATCTAAATTGTTAATTAAATTTTGTCTTTCTGATTCTTGTTGTGCTGTGTTGAAGTCGTTGTTTAAATTTGTTTGTCGACCAGGCGCACCTTGATATACACTTTCCATTTTTGAATCAAAAAATGTATTACCTGATCCTGGTGTTGATGTTAAAATGTGAAAGACGATATAGTGTCCTTCCATATTTCCATCTTCAACATTTTCGGGATATGATACTGTTCCAAATTGAAATGGATTTTCCTGCATATGTGCAAGAGGTGATGTGTCTATTTCTGCAGGTGACTTGTTTAAAATATTTTGTGCCTGTAATGTGACATCTGGTTGATTGATTTTATTATCACCAAAGATGAAACCTTTTAGTTTATTTGCTACCTGATTTGTGAAACTCATATAAGTATTTATAATGACTTATCGAAAGACATATAAAGGTAGATATAAACCGAAAAATCCGGACAAATATAAAGGTAATCCAGGAAATGTTATTTATCGAAGTTTGTGGGAAAGACGGTTTATGATCTATTGTGATACCAATTCAGCCATTTTAGAATGGGGTAGTGAAGAACTCATTGTTCCGTATAAGTCACCAATTGATGGTCGTTATCATCGATACTTTCCAGACTTTTATCTTAAATATAAAGATAAAGATGATAATATACGTAAACTTATTGTTGAAGTTAAACCCAAAAAGTACACAAAACCACCTATAAAGAATCCTAAACGCAAGACTACAAAATGGAAGAATGAAGTATTAGAATATATTAAAAATGATGCAAAATGGAAGGCGGCAAGAGAGTGGTCTGCAAAACGTGGAATGGAGTTTACAATACTAACGGAAGATTTCATACGCCCATATAAATAGTAGTATGGGAAAAATACTTGATGATATTAGAAAAGCCGCAGGTGATCGTCAAAGATCAGTTCAGTGGTATCGTAACAAGATTAAAGATTTAGGTGCAAGAGTATCTTCACGTAGGTTGATTAATCAAGGTGCATTATCACGTCAACCAAGTGTTGGTAAATTGAACTTTTTTTTCTATGATCCTAAATTAAAGAACATACTTCCTTACTATGATAGATTCCCATTAGTGTTGCCGATAGGTTCTGCATCAGGTGGATTTTTAGGAATTAACTTTCACTATCTACCGATTGCATTACGTGTACAATTATTAGAAGCACTAGACGGAAAGAATTTATCAGCAGCTGATTATAACAGTTTAAAAAGAATAAGTTTAATTAAACCAACTATTAAACATTATTTAACAGGTCATGTTCGTTCAGGATTCTTACGAATCGATGAAGAAGATTTTCTTCCTGCATGTTTATTACCTGTACAACAATTTAAAAAGGCATCTTCCGCAGCAGTTTGGTCGGATAGTAGAAGGATAGCAAGTTAATGGCAATCATTAGAGGTGGTAAAAGAATAGGACCTTTTGACATTCGTGTCGGTGTGGGTAGAGATCAGTCTTATCAAAATATTGACAAAGATCCTAGATTAAAACAGAAAGCAAATCCAGAAACAACAATTAATCGTTTTCGTTCTGCAATAGCAAGAGGTGAAGGATTTTCAAAACCTAGTCGATTTTTAGTATTCATTAATTTACCTAAAGGTGTGCCTAATGATGCATTAGAAAATACATTGTCTAATAAAACATTATCACCAAATGAAGCAAGTATTCCTACATTGAATAATGATTTACGATATGCAATATTGATGTGTGATACTGCTGAATTTCCAGGAAGAACACTTTCTACACAAACCAGAGATCAACACGGTGTTACACAAGAAATAGTAGATGGTGTAACTTATGGTGATATATCAGCAACTTTTTATTGTGATAAGTTTATGAGAGAAAAACAAATATTCGAACATTGGCAAAAAGTTGCTTACAATCCTGTAACATATAATATTAATTATTCAAGTGAATATACAGCTCCGATTGAAATATATCAATTAGGAAGTTTTAGTTCACAAGATGATAGAGATAGAATTACATATGCAGTACGATTAGAGGAAGCTTTCCCTAAAGTAATACAATCACAAGATTTATCATATGCAAGTACAGATGAAATACACAAAGTGACTATTGAGTTTTCTTTTAAATTTTGGAGAAACATAGTTACTGATTCTGGTGCCCAATATGGTGCATCATTTGCTGATAAGACAACAGGTATTGCGTCTGTTGATAGTTCAGGATTTGGAATACCTGAGTGGTTAAAAAATATTCCTATTGTTGGTACAGTTGTGGAAAATTTATCTGCTGATGCCCAACGAACAATTAGAGATACAGCAAATCAGGCTATCAATCAGATACCTGTAGGCAAACTGTTTGGTGGAAAAGTGTTTCCACCATTTTTATAAAGGAGTGATTATACTATGCCGTTACCGAAACTAAAAGCACCAACTTATACATTGACATTACCGTCAGTAGATAAGAAAGTGAAATATAGACCATTTGTTGTGAAAGATGAACAAATCTTATTAACAGCAATGGAAAGTGGTGATGAAGAATCTATGTTAAATGCAATTCGTGATGTTGTTCAATCATGCACATTTGATAAAATAGATGTAAGTAATTTACCACAATTTGATTTAGAATATGTGTTTTTAAGAATTAGAGCAAAATCAGTAGGTGAAACATCTACAATTAATGTTTTATGTCCTGATGATCAAAAAACATATGTTCCTGTCACATTAAATTTAGAAGAAATTGAATGTCATGTTGACGATTCACATAATAACAATATTAAACTAACTGATACTGTTGGTATTATACTTGGTTATCCCAATTATGAGATGATTAAAGGACTAGCAGGTAAATCATTAAATTCTGAACTTGTTATAGACATTGTAAAGAAATCTATTCTACAAGTTTATGATGGTGATACTGTTTATGAATCAAGTGACTTTACAGAAAAAGAATTAGACGAATTTTTAGATGGATTTACTACTGAAGCGTTAAAGAAAATTAAAATATTCTTTGACACAATGCCTCGTTTAAGACATGAGATTGAAGTAGAAAATCCTGAAACTAAAGTTAAAAGTAAAGTAGTGCTGGAGGGACTTCGCAGTTTTTTTTAATATGCCTCTCTCATAACAGTCTTGAAAACTATTTCAAGACAAACTTTAACTTGATGCAACATCACAAGTATAGTTTGCACGAAATAGAAAACATGATACCTTGGGAGAGAGAAGTTTATGTAAGTCTATTGTTGCAATACTTAGAAGAAGAAAACGAAAAAGTAAGAAAAAGTAGGAGTAAAAGATGAGTGAAGAAATAAAAGAAGCAGGATATCATCCAGCAGATACTAACGGTGACGGAGTTGTCACTGATAAAGAACACGAAATGTATATGGAGTTTAGAAGAAAAGAACTTGAAGATCAGGATGCTCAAAGAGATGCAATGAGAAAGATGACATGGTTTGCATTATTTGGAATGTTATTATATCCTTTTGGTATCTTTCTAACATCATTATTTGGATTGGATAAGGCTGCAACAATTATTGGTGATATTGCACCAACATACTTTGTTGCAATCGCAGCTCTTGTATCTGCGTTCTTTGGCGCTGATGCATTAAAAGGAAAGAAGAAATAATTAAATGCCAACAGTAGAAGACTTTGCTAGTGATGTTCGTGGTGTAATAGACAAACTACGAAAAGAACTTGGTGGTATAACAAAAGAGATTAAAGGTCCTTTATTAGGATTATCAAAGAATGCCAAAAAGTTTTCTGATGTTTATGATGAATTAGCCAAAAGTGTAAAAGGTACTTCGGATAATTTAAATCAAGCAATAAATGATACAACAGAAACATTAATACAAAAACAAGGTCTTTTAGGTATAGATTATAAAGTTCTAAATGAAAATATTGGTAAAACACAAGGTCTTACTGCTGTTTTAGAAGATCAACTTAAAAATAGAAAAGACTTATCAAAAGAAGAACGAAAAGCAATCAAAGGTCAAATTGATGCTGCCAAAGGTTATATCAAACAAGTAACAGGATTTAGTTCAGCAACAAGAGGATTAGCTGCATCTGTCAAAGCACAAGTTATTGAAAATTTTGGTCCTGAAGAAATAATTGGTCAATTAGATAGAATACCTATCGTTGGTGATTTTCTTAAATCTGTTGGACTTGATCTTTTACGTCAAAGAAAAGCAAGAAAAGATGCAGCCAGAGAAGCAGTTGCTGATGCTGAAAGATTAAAACTTCAGGAAGAAAGAGATAATGTAAAAATAAGTGAAGCAAAACAGAAACAAGCAGAAACACTTGAAGAAGAAACTGAAAATATAAAATCAGGTGGTTGGCAGGATATGACATCTGATGGTGGTGGTATTGTAACAATTAGTGATGATTCTATTCAGTTAATGACTGAAATGTTGACAATAGGATTTAAAGAAGCACTACAAGAATCACAACCATCAATCGATTCATCAAAGATGGCTGAGATGAAAGAAGATGTTAAATCAATTGATCTTAAAAAAGAGAAAAAAGAGAAAAAAGTTTCTAAAGAGTTAAAAGATAAAAAAGGTGGTGCAGGTGCATTAGGTCTTGGACTTGCTGCCACAGGTATTGCAGGTGCAATTGGCACATTAACTGCAACTCTTACAGCTGCAGCTGCTGTTTCACCTGCAATACTCTTAGGTGGTGCTGCTATTGGTGGTGGTATTGGTGCTATTTTTGCAGGTATTGGTATTGGTGCTGCTGTTGGTGGTGCTGCTGTATCTGGTGCAATTTACTTGATTGGAGAAGCAATTGATAGTATTACAAGTCCATTAACTAATCTTAAAGATGCAGTAAAAGGATTTGAAGAATTAGATGGTGAAAAATTAAGTTCAGTAGGATTAGGTCTTGCTGATCTAACAGGTTCACTCAAAGACACAGCAGTTGCAGGTATTATTGCTCGATTTGCAGAACCAGAAGTTCTTGGTGCTCTTGCTGATTCTGTAAAGAAATATGAAAATTTAGACGGCAATAAACTTACGGAAGTTGGTGATGCACTCGCAAACTTAGACTTAAAAGATACTGCTGTTGCAGGTATTATTGCTCGATTTGCTGAACCTACTGTATTAGGTGCTCTTGCTGAATCTGTAAAGAAGTATGAAGACTTAGATCCTAGTAAATTAGGTGAAACTGCGGATGCTTTGACAAAGTTTGGTCCTGCATTAAGTTCTTTTGCTGGCGAAGGTGCAATGGCAAGTTTCAAAGGTTTTGTTGGTGGTTTATTAGACTTTGTAACTCTTGGTGATGATCCAGTAGATAAATTGAAGAAAATGGGTGAGATTGCTGATCCATTAACAAGTGCCGCTGATGCAATGGATAAATTTACACCTGCATTTGAAAAACTTGTTAAAATGGTAGAAGGTGATGAGTTTGAAGATGTGGGTAAAGGTTTCAAAAACTTTTCTGAATATTTTGGTGAAGGTGCAAATAATATTACAAAAGCATTTAAAGGTGGTTTCTTAGGATTTGGTAGTGGATTAGAAGATATTGAACTTGAATCTATGAATCAAGTTTCACAATTAATTGAATCAGTTGCAAGTTTAACACGAGCACAACAAATAGGAAATCTATCATCTGAAAATGCATCTTTAAATAGAGGGGCAATAGCAGGATCTTCACAACCTATGATTAATAATACAGTGACAACTCAAAACAATTCACAAGGTGTCGTTATTAATCGAAGTGTAAACAACGACAACCTTGATACTCGAATTGTAGCTTATTCTTAATACTCTCTAAAAATTAACAGAACGTAATACAGGTTTTCTTGCCACCATCATAAAAGCATTCTTTAATCTTTTATTCAGTTTTTGTTGTCTAGTCATTCTTTTGTCTTTATTTAAATTCATAGTCAATAGATGTACTTTTCTTGTGGGCATGATTAACTCCTGTATTGTTGTGATTAAATGTGAAAACAATTCCTGAACGGAATCGTTAGGTAGGCGATAAGGTATAAACATATAAACCTTTCCGTAATGTAGACCTAAAAGTATTTATGTTATTTTGTTGTTGCGATAAACACACCATTCCAGTCTTTTGGTAATTTCTGTGTCTTCATATATTCGCATCGTTCAATCCACATCTCATAATAATTTATCATCTTTTTATCAAATTCTGTCATTAATTTATTGCATAGTTTAATTGCATCATTGAACTTTTGATTGTGATACAACTCATGCATTTTATTATGTTCTTTTTGTGCCTCATACCAATTATCTTTAACATCATCTAATACAGTGTAGATTCGAATACCTACACTTTTACCTTTCACTGCCAATTCATCAATCTTCAAATAGAAGAAATCGTTTGATGTTGCATCATAGGTATTTTCACCAACTAACAATAGACAACCATATTCTTTACACTTTGATTCTATTCTTGCGGCTGTAGATACTGCATCACCTAATACATCATACGAATGTCGTTTTGTTGAACCCATTTCACCAAGATATCCTAAACCTGTATTAATACCTGCACCCATACCAATTGGTGGTCTTCCCTCTGATGTAATAATCTCGTTAAACTTTTCTACGGACTTTAACATATTGAGTCCTGTTTGTACTGCACTCTTAGGATGTTCGGGATCATCATTCGGTGCATTATGTACATGCATCGATGCATCACCAATATATTTGATAATCATACCGTCAGCATCTAAGACAGGTTGTGTAATCGCATCCATATACCCATTCATTAATTTTGTTAAACCTTTGACATCATCACCAAATGATTCACCCAATGGAGTGAAACCACGTAAGTCGGAAAAACAAATGGAGATTTCTCTTTTGGTGCCGTCTTTGATTAGACTTGGATTCTCTTGTAACATTTTAACAACAGTTGGAGAGGCGTAACCAGCAAATTGTTTTTTGATTTTCTGTTTTTCAAAGAACTCCTGAATGAATCGATTGAACACACTGTGCATGGTGATAATCGTTAAAGTGATAATTATCCAAGTAACATCTACAAGTAATAATTTATTACTAAAGAAATAATATGAAGTATAGACAGATGCACCATACAACGATAATATTGATAATCCGATCAACCAATAGGGACTAAATCGAACTAGTACAATGACACTCAAACCCACTAAAAACCCTGCTAGCATCTCTAAAAACCCGCTTAAATTGTGTCTTTGAACTGATTCCCCACTTAATACTGTATCTAATGTTGATGCGGATAACATGTAATCATACTGTTCTCCGGTGGGTGTTGCAATGATGCCTCCAAGTCCTTCAGCAGTCATTCCAATGATAACAGTACGACCTGCAAACTGTGAAAAGTCATTCGAACTGGCGGATATTGTATCATATTTTTTGTTCCAACGCAACCATATTCTTGCGTTTGAATCAGTCTTAATCGGTGAGAATCCAGGCACTCTCATTGCCTCCACACCTGCAGGTCCAGCTTTGATTTGATAACTTGGTTGACCTGTTGCAACTCGTATGACTTCGATTGCCATGGCAGGATAGGTTTCATCACCAATTCTCATAATCAATGGCACTCGTCTGACAACACCATCAATCTCTGGTGCTGTGTTGATGACACCCACTCCGTCTGCAACGTGCAAATCAGGTATTGGTCCTAACATTCCTGGCCATTCAAATAACCAAGGAAGTGGATCACCTATTTTTGCAATACCTCTTGGAACTGTATTCTTATTCGTTTGAGTTGTACCGACTTGTGCAATGACAACACCCATACCTTGGAGTGATTGTGCAAATACTTCATCACCACCTAGTCGATCAGGTTCTGAAAAGAGTATCGGCATCATAATGATACCCACACCTGATTCTCGTAATTTGTAAATTAAGTCAGCAAGAACATCTCGTTTCCAAGGCCATTGTCCGTATTTCTCTATTGATGCTTCATCGATAGTGACAACACCAATATTCGGTGATATCGTTTGTTCTTCAGACTGAAATAGTAAATCGAATGATTTAAGTTTTAAAATTTCTTTAATTTGTGGATTGGTATATCCTAGATAGGTAACAAAAAATAAAGTGACAAAGGCAAATGTCCAGTGTGTAAATATTTTCTTTATCATGGTTGTGTCACCGTCATTGTACACCACTCTGCACCACAATATAATGAACCACTATAAGTTTGTGAATTACCATATTGATAGATGTAAAAAGAACTACCAGTGCCTGTTCCAGCAGTGATATCTAAATCAACTGAATTATAATTTCCATATTGTTCTATTTTCATATCACCACTATCAAAATCATATGTGTTTAAATCTATGGTGTTATCAATACCATCTTGTAATAGATATAAAGTATTATTATCACCTGGTAATGTTATAGTCATTGTGTTTGCAAATACGTTAAATGTTAGTAATAAACTAACGCTGATAAATGTCGATATTATTGACACTGCCATCTCCTACTATAAATTCTCTGATTTGTACATCAGATTGTTCTAAATTAATTATATATTCTGATCTTTTACTTAATACGATACGAACATAGTTATTTGGTCCTTGTCTGGAAAAGATAAAGTTATTGCCATCATCAACAATAATCACACCATTTTCAAGTTGACCTGTTACTTGTTTCTTTTCAACAAACACGTCTGTTAGTTCTGATAGAAACTCTGCAGCTAAAATCTTATTAATTTGATCTAAAATATCTGCTAAGAAATCTTGTGCTAAAAAGTCAATATCTAATTCTGTAAATGTATCTGTTTCTGCTGTTGATAATAAATCTTCATTGAGTACATCAATTTCTAAGAAGTCAATACC